TTATCAATCTGGCAGAGCGTAAACACGTTGGTCGTCTGACCTCGTAGCTTAAGACGCCGTGCTTCAATGTGGATCAGCTCGTAGCGTTCAAGGGTCTGGATTGCCCGTATCACGGTCCGGCGGCTAGTGCCCAGCCCATCGGCAATAGTCTGGTATGAGGGGTAGCACGTTCCGTCGTTATCCGCGTAGCGCGTGAGTGCCATATAGACGGCAAACGCACTGACACCCACGGTGCGGGCGTAGCGGTCATAGACTTCATTGTCAGCCCAGAAGTGACCAGGCCGGCGCGCATCTCGCGCGGTCCATTGTTCAGTACTCATGGTGTGTCCTCCCGTGGGGGTTGCTGGCACGCGGCCAGGCGCATTTCACGACGAAGCCGTTTCAGGAATCGCGGGCCGAGATTGGCCGCGATATCGGCATCGCTTTTGGATGCCAGGAAGTCGGCGCTCTCAACGCGCCAGCCGTGGGCAATCAATTGGTCCCGAAATGCTACATTGACCGGGCGGTCAATCGTGGTACTATCGTCCATAGAGACAGATTTCCTTGTGTTGGTCCGGCCTGCGTTGTGAGCGCGTGGCCGGCTTTTTTTTTGCTCATCATCCAACCTTACTCCCCGCATGGCCTGAGTCAATAGGCCGGGGGGGGTAGGACGACCTGGCCAAAGGTCGAGGTTTAGGATTTGACCAGGGTGAGCTTCGGGCGCTTCGGTGGCCTGCCACTTGTCCGTGTTGACGTTGCAAGCCAGCGATCCAGATCGCGCCTCCGATAGACCCAGAACTCCCCAAGCCGCTCACGGTCGATTGCGCCGAGCTGGGCTAGTTTGTCCATGCGCTGACGACTGACGCCGAGATACTCTGCGGCCTGGGCTGTGGTCATAAGATCATTCTGCATAGCACCTCCAATGCTTGATGACAACTATAGCATAATAGTTGACACGTTGCAACGCTTGTGATATACTTGACACATCGCAACGAATTGGAGGTTCACAGTGGGTTATCAAGCGGCGGAACGGACCATCACCCTCACTACGGACGGTCGGAAGGTGATGTGGTTAATCGACTACACCGCAAAGACCTTCACAGCGGTTGTAGCTGGTGAGACGATGGGAACGTGGAAGAACATGACGGCGGGAATCCAGGCGCTGGGCCTGATTGAAGTTCCGGCAAAGCGCCGGGCATAAACAAATGGCCCGCTGGATGACCGATACTCACCAGCGGGCCGCACACCGGAGGTTCGCACTCTGATGCAAGAGCAGATTATCACACAGACCATCGTCACTCCCCACCTGGCAACCGCAGCATCCATGCTGATCTGCGTTGCTCAGCCGTCAAACGCCAGCCTGCACCGTGGGCTGGTCAAGGCCGAAGCCAGGCTCATTACCCAGCCCTGGCGCGTTGACGCGGGCGGCGTGCTCGTGATCGTGTCCCACAGCAACCAGCGTGATACCCATTCGACCGATGGTGAGTTCTGCGAGTGCAAGACAACCCGCGGCGTTTGCTGGCACAGAGCCGCGTGGTTGATCCTGTCAACACTGGCGGCTGGCGGGTGCAGTCCGGTTGCCAACCTTCCGTTGCCGTCCATCCTTGACGATGACGAGCTGCCGGCTGACTCATTCCTGGACGGCGACTTTAGCGGCTTTGACGATGAGAGCCTGACGGGTCACGACGAGTACGGCGATATCATCCCGGCGCCAGCACCATCGTTCGTCGAGGTCGATTATCTGCCAGTGCTGGTCAAGCGTGGCCGAAAGGTGGCAGCATAATGAGCGAGTTCACCGACCTGGCCGCAGAGATTGCCCGCGATACCGGGCTCGAGCTCGAGGCGGCTGAGCGGCTGGCCTGGGAGCAGATGCCCGAGCTGCTCAATGATGTGATGAGTGACGCGCGCTACATCCCCCGGCGCGTGGTGGTATTCGATCTGCTGACGGCTTCTGAGCTGATGCGGCTTACCGACAGGTAGCGACCAGAGCACAGCGCATACGAACGGCGCCATCAATGACGATGGCGCCGTTCGGCGTTTACCGGTGCTCCCGTTCGGGCGATTCTACCACTTCCAGTACCCTACCACGGGTCGAGACCATTGCAACATCGTATAGGCGCCGGGAATGTACTCGCCATCTGACTTTCAGTACCCTACCACGGGTCGATATGGTTGCAACTGGAGCTGCACATGCGGGATGATGGAAGTTGGCCTTTCAGTACCCTACCACGGGGGACAGACCCACAACCCAGCTACCCCCCAGCGACCAGGCAATGGGTCTGCATCGGTCGATTCTAGCATATGCTATTCTGTCGGAACCTATGAGTCATCAGCGGACACTCCGATCTAAAAGTGAGCGGGCGCTTCTGTGGTATGCCGCTCGTGGCCGATGCCGCCGCTGCAAGGGACCGCTCGGAGATGATTGGCAGGCCGATCATATCATTCCGTGGGTTGTCTGCCGTGAGACACGCAGAGAGAACATGCAGGCGCTTTGTGCGAACTGCAATCGTGCGAAGGGAGCATCTATGTTACGCCAGCATCAAGAGGAAATTGACGAGCTATGCCAGCGGATCGCTGCGGGTGCTGACTACAACACGATTTTTCTTGACGTGATCCCCGGAGGCGGCAAGAGTATGATCCCGATGATCTGTGCAAGTCGTCTGATTCCAAAGTTTGCCCAGGCTGTATGCTGGGTTGTCCCACAAAAGGCGCTCGCAAGGCAAGGCGCCTGGACATCGGAAAACCCAGAGACGTGGGCGATTCTCGACATGCCGCCGCGCAAGTTCAGGGAAAGTACAAACGATTGGAACCCGTGCAGAGACGGCGACGCTTATATCACGACCTACCAGGCCCTTGTAGCGGATCGTGATGGTATCAATGCAAAAGAGTTTGGTACCAAACGTTACATCTTGATTCTCGACGAACCTCACCACCTCGCAGAACTCAGCGACTATCATCAGGCCGTCATGCCTTTGGTCAAGAAGGCAGCGCTCGTGATTCTTATGAGCGGTACGTTTGTCCGGCATGACAATGTACGGATCGCCTTTGTTCCATATGTTAGAGATGGCACCGGCTACCGGCTTGATATGCCGCGCGAGGGAGATGATATGGGGCCGTATTATTTTATCAAGTATGGCCGCCAGGCCGCGCTAGCTGAAAAGGCAATAAAACCGCTTATTGCCCAGCACATCGATGGATCGGCTGAATGGCTAGCGAGCGATGGTGAGAAAAAAGAAGGAACACTCAGCGAGGGTGGTTCTGATGCTTCTGAAAAGCTCCATACTGCGCTTCGGACAGATTACGCCTATCAACTTCTTGCCCGCAGTATAGGTGACTGGCGGGCGTATCGCAGCAAGCACCCGTTTGCCAAACTGCTTGTGATTGCGCCAGCCATCTCGGAAGCGAAGCAGTACCTTCGCTGGGTCAAAGAGTTGGGTGTGACCCGCGTCCAGATCGCCACAAGTGACGAAGCTGAGAGTGCGGTTGCAGCCATCGATCAGTACAAGAAACGATATACAGACCCGGATGCGCTGGATGTGCTGGTCACTGTCAATATGGCCTATGAAGGGCTGGACGTACCGCAGATCACGCACCTCGCTCTGCTCACCCACATACGAAGCGTGCCGTGGATTATGCAAGCGCTCCATCGCGCCGCGCGTATGGTTGACGAGCAGACCCATATCATCGCGTACGAGCGTCAAGCAGGCTTTGTGTATGGACCGGATGATCCGAATCTCACCGGCATTATCAAAGCCATTACCGACGAGCAGAACACCGATCCGTTTATTGCAGGCCGCGAGTACAACCCACGCGGAGATGATACGCTTTCCGCAACGCCGCGCGACACCACATCCGAGCGTGAGCATATATTGCCTCTTGGCAGCGCAACAACGCGCGAGCGAACTTCTGATGTAATGACAGGTGAAACGCTGGATTATGAAGATTCGGCGCGTATGCTGGCCGCGCTCAGAAGCCAGGGCTTAGGCGGTATCCTCGACCCGCTCACCTTCAAACGCGTGCTTGACGAGTATCATGCGATGGCAACCAAGCAAGAGCAACGCGCGGCACCGCAACCGATCAAGACAATCAAGCAGCGCGAGATGCAACTAAGGCGCGAGCTGGCCCAGGCCATTGCAGAGCACGAACGCAAGTTTGGCCTGGACTATGGAACGATCAATCGTCAGGCGTACGGCAAGTTCCACAAAGCGCGCGAGGATATGAGCGAACGCGAGCTGCAAGAGGTCTGGCAGTGGCTGCAACGGATGGCGGTTGTCTAGGGCCGGCGCTTAGGTATCGTAAATGGCCCTTTGCATAAAGAATACTTATGCACCCCTGCTTGTATACTGGCAGCATGGCAAAGCGTGGTGAGCAAATCAAGTTCCTGGTTTTCCGTGAGCAGGATGGACGATGGCAAATCGTCGGTGAGTACACTGTTGAGACGATGGCAAAGGACCACCTGGCCGATTTGAAGCGGGCCGGGTATCAGTCAGGTATGGTTCGTGTTCGTACTCAACTCCCTCGTGACACGGCGTAGCTCTCTTGAATGGACCTTTGCATAAACAAACGGAGGATAGGATGGAACAAGACGTTGACTATATCTATGTCCAGATTAAGGCTGGACACCCGCACGCAGGCGAGTACGGGCATATCAAGGTTGTGGACAATGAGGTGACGCTGATTGCTCCGCTCGGCCTCGGTCAGGCTGATATGGATATGGTCCTGGTTGAGCTGGAGGACTGCAAGCACGGCACGACTGCCTGTTACGCCACGAAGTCACAGATACGAGCAGTACGGGCCGAAGAATAACTTTCCGCAACGTTGCTTTTCATACGTAAAGGTGAAGCATGGACGAATCACCACTCAATGCGACGATCTATTGTGCCTGCCCTCACTGTCCAGGCAGAGCAGCACGCAAAGCCTACTCGTATGCCTATTGGTGCTTTACCAGCCGGATCTATGTCTGGTGGCGCTAGCACTCTTGTGAATGGCCCTTTGCATACGCTACTCTATCCCGATGAGAAAGTATGGCAGACGACGACGACGGCCAGCGATCCTGCTTGCTTTGGTGGTATGGGGCGGCTGGGTGATTGACGAGCAAGGGAAGCTCCCACCTTTCCGCTACATCCGGTGGTAACTCCTGTGTCTGCACAATCACGGGTGTGACACATCTTGACACAACCCTTCCGTACGTCTATAGTAGCCCCAAGCCGGAAAGCCTGACGCATAGCGTTTGCTTTCCGGCTTTCCTATGCGTCCAGGCTGACCGTCTCATCTGAGGCGGCATGGACGTACTTATCTTCTTAGTTGTGGCGCTAGTCATCCTGGCCTTACTCGGCTGGATTCTGACGCTCATCCCCATGCAACAGCCCCTACGCAACATCATCATGGTGATTGCCATCGTGATTGTGATCCTGATCCTCTTGCGAAGATTGGGGTATCTGTGATGGTTGAGTCATTGGCAGACGCCATCGATCGTTTGCTCGACCGCCTTGAGAGTGAGCTTCCCGGTAAGGTCGAGATGTCACCCGCGCTCGGTGAAGCGATCATGCTGGCCTATCTCGCCTATCGGCGCGAACGGATGAACCGGGGTGAGTACGCTTCCGATTTTCCCGGCCTGGGTTTGAGGCTGGAACGATGACCGTCGATACCTCATACATCAATGCCACGGTCAACAAGCACTCACGCCCACCGGGAAGTCCGTATAAGGGAAGGTGTTGGCATGAGACGGCTTCTCAAACCGGCAATCCCTACAGCACCTTAGAGTGGAACCTGAGCAGTCAGGCAGGCTCTAGCTATCACTACCTGATTGCCCGCGATGGGACCATCTTTAGCTATGTTGACTACGACACCTATACCGCATGGCACGCCGGCAAAGCGCAGTGGACTGTTGACAACGTCACCTATACCGATGTCAACGCTATCACGATTGGCATAGAGCTTGACGGTCCGAACGACGGTACACCATGCACCAACGGCCAGATTGACGCTGCTGCACTGCTGGCCCTGGCACTGTGGGAGGATCTCGGTATCAACCTCTCCGGCCACTACGATGTCACGCATAAGCAGGTAGCAACGCCGGCCGGCCGCAAGTCAGACCCGCTCGGCGCAACGATCGTGCAGATCCTGACCCGCGCTCACGAGTTCGCGACGATGGCCCAGATGGATGAGCCGCTTGACGCATGGTGGCGCGTCATCGCCTCGGACGGTGCGAATGTGCGGGAGGAACCATCGACCAGCTCGCCAGTTGCGCTTGATGGCGCGGCCGTCATTCCCTACGGGCAGACCCTCCAGAGTGATACGGTCAAGATAGGCGATCCGGTTGGTGCTGATCCGATCTGGTTGCATCATGCGGCCGGCATCGGCTTTGTCCATCGATCGTGCGTGCAGAGGACCGGCTGAAATGGCTAATCCATCATATGTACCTGACCGCTGGCTTGACCGCTTTGATGAGCGGCAACAAAAACATATTCTCTTTTGCGCTGGCTATGCTCGCAATTTTGCACATGGCGCACCGGGACACCTTGACATGGTTGTCATCTCGCTCTTGCTTGATTGCTTACACGATGCAGCACAGGAACTTTCCGGTCATCGGCTTACGAGCGCTGATGACGCTACTACGGAGCCTGGTCAGGCATGATCAAGCTCGCCGCCATCATCGCGGTCATCCTCTGGTTGCCGATGATGCTCCAGGCTGAGCCGGTCGAGCAGGCCGCACCGACTGAGCCGATCGTACTTCCTGTCCCTCCCGGTGTGTACCTCAATGCGACCAACCCGCAGATGTACCGCGATAGGAACGGCGTTATCTTTGCGGCCACACGAGCTGATAGCTCAATCGGCGGGCTTGTCTGGCGGGTTGATGGCTATGTGGATGCAGACCATCCCGGCATTGCAACCTATGTGTTGAATGATCCGAACAACCCACAACCTGAGACATTTCACGCCAACGGTGAGCTGCAATTGTGGCCCGATGGTTACCTCTGGTACGTCACGGTGACGATCCAGGATCTTGACCATAGGGATGCACTTACCCAGACCGCCCATCCGGTCCCAGGTTGGACGCCGTGAATGGCCGGACTAACGCCGAAACAGCAATTGTTTGTAGCGCACTACTGCGACACATGGAACGGTACAGAGGCAGCAAGTCGCGCGGGATACAAAGGAACGCGGGTGTCATTGACCGCTATGGCATCGCTGATGTTAACAAACATTAATATCGCCGCTGCTATCAAACAGCACATTGACCAGATCATGCCGGCTGGTGAAGTGTTGCAACGATTAGCGGATCATGCTCGGGCCACGATGGATGATTTTACCGATGCTGAGACGGCAACACTCAATCTCGGCAAGGCGAAACGGGCCGGGAAGATGCACCTGATCAAGAAGTTTACGAAAACAGAGACAGATAAAAGCACGCACGTCGGCATCGAATTGTACGACGCGCAATCAGCCCTTGAGAAACTCGGAACGTATCACGGTCTGTTCAAGCAGCGAATTGAGCATGGCGGCACGATCGGAACGTATGACGTGGACATAGGCGTGGACAGTGACAGCAGCAGCGATACAACAGAATAAGCCGCGCGTTCTGCGACATACCAGCAGGACCGGACCGCAATATGCGTTCTGGACTTCACCCGCGCGATTCAGGTTCTTTGTGGGTGGCGTCGGCAGTGGCAAAACGCGGGCCGGATGCGTCGAAGTGTTGCGCCAGCCCGCGCGCAGCGTCGGTATGGTCATCGCTCCAACCTATCCCATGCTCAGGGATGCAACGCTGCGCACGTTTCTGGACCTCGCACGGCGTGGCAAGGTCATCAAATCATGGGGCAAGGTCGATGGTATCTGCGAGCTGACTGACGGCAAAGTGATTATGTTCAGGAGTGCCGACGACCCCGATCGCTTGCGTGGTCCGAACCTCGGATGGTTTTACATGGACGAAGCAGCCATGATGGACGCCGAAGCGTGGACCGTGATGATCGGGCGTCTCAGGCTGGCACCAGGCCGCGCGTGGGCAACCTCAACCCCGCGTGGTATGAACTGGCTAGCGAAGCTCGTGACGAGTGGACCGGATTATCAACTCATCACCTCGTCAACGCGTGAGAATCGCTACCTCCCGCCTGAGTTCGTGGCAACGCTTGAACGTACCTATACCTCACGCATGGCGCGTCAGGAAATAGACGGGCTGTTCCTTGACGATGTACCGGGGGCGCTGTGGAAGCGGTCTCAGATTGACCAGTACCGCGTCTCACGCGTCCCTGAAATGATCGGTATCACGGTGGGAGTGGACCCAACCGGATCAGCTACTGGCGATGCCTGCGGAATCGTCGTGGTAGGGAAGGGCGTCGACGGCCACGGCTACGTGCTCGAAGATGCAACCGTGAACGGCTCACCGGCAAAGTGGGCGTCGGCGGCTGTGGCCTGCTACAGCAAGTGGCAAGCGTCGCGTATCGTCGCAGAAGCAAATTATGGCGGTGAGATGGTCGCCCATACGCTCCAGATGATACCGGGCGCTCCCTATGTCCAGCTCGTCCACGCATCACGCGGAAAGCTGGTCCGAGCAGACCCGATCGCCGCCTTGTCCGAGCGTGGCCGATTCCACATGGTCGGCAACCATCCCGATCTCGAAGATGAGCTGGTGAGCTATGACGGCACGGGCAAGTCACCCAACCGGCTTGACGCTATGGTGTTCGCGGCCGTCGATCTGAAGCTGCACATTCCATCTGATTCACCGGGGTTTGCGTAATGAGATCACGACTGACAAGTCGATCGAGGGATGCAACGTTTTCAGCCATTGGCGGCGCGTTGCGTTCACTGGCAGGGCGTGGTTTCTCGCTGATTGCCGGCAAAGAAACACGCGGCTGGGTCATTGGCGCTGACGGGTCACAGGCGCGTATGCTGGACGATTCACCCGCTACGGTCCTGGGTCAGATCCGGCTCAATGAACTTGTCTATGCCTGTATGCGGGAGCGCATGAAGTTCCTGATCCAACCCCAGTTTGTGGTAGAACGGCGCCGGAGTGACGGCACCTATGCCGTTGAGCCACAGCACGAGCTGGCAGGGCTGATCCGGCGGCCTGGTCCCAACATGGACGCCGCGACCCTGTGGCGATGCTTAGAAGCCAGCTATGCCAGTATCGGACGCCTGTACATTGAGCCGATGTATCGCGGCGGGATGCTGGGGGGATTGAATCCGCTCAATCCCACCTACATGCACGAACGCTACAGCGAGGGCATCCTGACCCACTACGAATGGATGCCACCGGATGCGCCTACTGTGCGCTTTGCGCCTGATCAATTGATCGTCAGGCGCGCGATCGATTGGGCAGATGTACCACCGCTGATTGCCGCGCTTGGGGCTGTTGAAGCCGATGAACTGTCTACCTCATTCATCCGTAACTTCTTTGCCAACTCGGCTGTGCCGTCCGGTATCGTCAAGCTGACTGAATACAAAGACGAGGAGTGGGGAACGGCGTTCCGCAACAATTGGATGAAACGGTTTGGCCCCACCAGTCCCACACCCGGCGCCCCGATGCTGCTGATCCCACCTGTTGAGAGTTACGAGCGGATCGGCGTCAGTCTCAATGAAGTGGATAACGAGCATGTACGGACGCTGATCGAGACACGTATCTGTATGTGCTTTGGAATTAGCCCGCTCATCATTTATTCCTATGCCGGACTCTTACGGGCCATAGAAAGCAACCTCGAGGAAGCATGGGAATCGACGTGGGACGCCACCGCTTTGCCACTGCTACGCGAATGGGCAGAGTGGATCAATTGGTCAATCCTGAGTTTCTATGAATCCGAAGATGACATCAAGCTCGGCAACGTGCGCTGTCGATTCGATCCGGCTGGATTGGGACCGTACCAGGAAGATGTTGACGCGAAGATTGAGCAGTACCTGGCAGGGTATGAGGCGGGTACGGTCAAGCTCAATGAATACCGAGCGGTGATGGGGTTGCCACGTGACGAGAGCGGCGACGTGTACAAGAGTGAGCGTGAGAGTGAGCAGCCGGCCGTCCTCGAAATTCCGGCGCGTCAAGAGGTGGCGAATGAGTGACGAATTAACCGAAGCCCGCGCGCTGATAGAGCGGGTTGGAAGTGAGCCGCCAAAGTCGTTAGACGGCGCAATCACGGCGACGGAGAGCAACCGCGCAACCATCACGTTTTCTGTCTTTGGCGTGCTTGACAGTCATCACGATATTGTGATGCCCGGCGCCTTCACGAAATCACTTGCAGAGCGCGGCCACAAGTTACCGCTGATTTGGAACCATGATCTGAGTGCACCGAGTATCGGCATGGTGCACGCCATTCAGGAAGTTGGCCGCGATGCCCTGCGTCCGGATGTGCTTGCACGATTCCCTGAAGCAACAGGCGCAATGATGGCCGATGTCGAATTCTTTGACACGCCGCAGGCGACAAGTATCTACGCCGGAGTGAAAAAAGGCTCACCGTACCAGGCATCCTACGGCTACGATGCGCCAAAGAAAAGCTATAAGCAGCTCCCGAATGGGATCAAGGCGCGGCTCCTCGAAGAAATCCGCTGCCATGAATTGACCGTGTGCCACTTCGGCAGCAACCCGGCAACCTATCTGTCAAAGGCCGGGGAGTTGATCGCAGCCTACGAACACAAAGCCGGCGCCCGCCATAGCGCGGCTGATGTCGATGACTTGAATGAAATCGGCGCCCGCGTCGTGAGACTTGGCGCTACAAATATCGCATTGATCGAAGCCGCGCCGCAGGCCATTCCTACACGCACTTCGACGGTGAGTGACCTCTTGACCCGGTTTGATGCCTTGAGGGAGATCTGACGATGAGCATGTATCTAGCGAATCTCACGACCACCAATCAACCGTACCGCGATGAGTTGGACGAGCTGGACAGCCTGGACAGTCTGACGGCAGAGCAAAAGACTCGCCGGACCTGGCTTTCCGACACGATCGAAGCCGCGATAAAGGACGGCGAGGAGTACAAAGCAGCATTTGCACGATCGCAAAAGGTCAAGTCAGGCTTTGACCGCCTGCCCGATGAGTTGTCACCCGCGCGCGCGCGAAATGACGTGCCACAGCTTGCGGCCGAGACACAAACGAAGGCCGGCACATGGTTTGATCACCTGGTCGAGACGAAGGGATTCAAGCACGCAGTCAGGGACAATGGGATCTTCCGTGAGCGTGTGCCGATCGATTCCCTGTACACTTTCGAGACCAAGGCACCGTTTGCAGTCACGAATCCGGCTGCGCTCACCGGGCCGATGGAAGTCATCAACCGCTATACAGAGCGCAACCGCCACCCGGTGCTTGACCTCGTGCCAACCGTGGTTGACGAGCGATTCAGCATACCGTACCTGCCAATCACCTTTACCAATGCGGCTGACGAGGTGGCATGGGGCGCTCTCAAACCAGAATCGACGAACGCCGGCACGGTTGCGTTTCTGCAAATGGTGACGATCGCCCATTGGAAGGAAGTCATCCGTCAGCAACTCCATTATTTGCCCGGCTTGCGATCCGATGTCGAAGCGGAGATGCGCGAAGGCGTCCTTGAAACACTCGAAAAGCGCATCATCAACGGACTTGGGACGGGTGGGGAGATGGCCGGCCTTCTGACCATCATCACCCAGGCCGCGGCGGGCGCTGATCTGGCGCTGCAAATCTTTGATGCAATCGGCACCGTCGAAACGAATCGCGGCATTGTGGATGCGATCCTGGTGCATCCGAAGGACTATACCAAACTGCTCGTGTACGAGTGGGGGACCAACGTCTACAACCCGATCGCGGCGGGTGGGCTGTTCGCCAATTATCGCGTGGTCAAATCACCGGATATCGCAGAAGGCAAGGCGATTGTTGGTGATTGGGCGATGGCAACCAAGCTGCATATTGGCGATGCGCTCAGCGTAAGCTCAACCGAAGCGGTCAAATACACTCAGAACATTCTGACCTTCCGTGGTGAGATGGACGCCGTGCTCCAGCTCAAGCGACCGTGGCTGATGGTCAAATGTACGGCCGCTATGCCACTGCCACCGCCACCGGCTGCGCGATCGTCGGAACGGAGCAAGTAAACGATGCAGCAGTACACGACGGTAGAGCACGTCTTATCAGCGCTGAAACTCGAAACGGACGATCGTGAGACGGTCGCGGCGATTGGTCATCAGATCACGATGGCAACCGATACCGCGATTCAGATCATGCAATTCGCGTTTGGTGGTGATACCACCGCCGTGTACCTGGACGGGCCGGGGGATACCATGCTCTATCTCCCGGCGCCGGGGGCGCAAGACGTGGCCAGCGTGGTTGAAAACGGGGTGACGGTGGACCCGGCCAGCTATCACGTTGAGGCGCGATTGGGGCGGTATGTGATGCGCCTGGACGCGAGCGGCGTACCGACGTGGTGGACGGCCAATGCGCGCGGTATCGCGGTCACGTTCACGCCGAACGCACACCCGCCAGCGGTAGAGCGGATTGTGCTGGAAGAGACGGTCAAAGCGTGGAACGCAAAAGAGGCCGGCTATCCGCTGGTGGTCGGGGTGCAAGGCAGTAACGCGCGGGCGGTCCGGTCGTCCTTCTCGGAGGAATCGGTACGGGCATTGGAGCGGATCGCCGGACGCTACAACATCAGGGACACGATCGCGATATGAGCAATGGATACACAGTCGAGATCATCGGGGATGACGAGCTGCAGCGGGCGCTCGCCGAGGCACCCGCAACCATCGACCGCGCGATCGATGTGGCTTCAGATGGTGCGGCGGGCGTTCTGGACGAGACAATTAGCGCGGTCACGCCAGTCCGGACGGGATTCCTGCGGAGTCAGAATCAGCTTATCCCGGTGAGCAACTTCACCGTGAGCTATAGCAACTTTGCGCCGTATGCCAGCTATGTTGACGCGCGGCGAGACTTTGTAGCGCGGGGTGTAGAGCGTGGTGAACGCGGCGTGGTCCGTGAGTATGAGCAAGCCATTGACCAGGCGGCAGACGAGATTGAGGGCCGGCCGTGATCAGTAATCTTAACGCAATTATCGCCGGCATAGCCGCGCAGCTCCACACGATACCGGAGCTAATCAATGTCCTGACGTATGAGCCGGACCAGGCGGGGCCGCTGCCGATGGTGTTTCTGGACATGGACTCATGGTCGTTTGACGACAAGCCGACAAGCGGCCTC